GCTAGTAGTTTGTCGCGGTCACCTAAGTCAATATCAATATCGGAGTCAATTCTCATCGAATGTGAGTCATACCCGCTTGAATAAGCTTCTGATAAGCCTTCTGCACAATGATAGCCTGACGTTCCGCATCTTCTACTGCTTTGTGAGTAGTTACGTGTCCGCCATCTTTCAACGACACCCCAGCAAGGTCATAGATAGTACGACAGTCACGAACATTCCAGAACTGCCAAGGATACTTCATGTCAAGGTCGCGGAATGCACTTTCTGCAATCACAATGTCGAAGCCAGAACCATTAGACCAAACCTTGTCAGCACGATTCCAGCAGAATTGATAAAGCTTTTCCATACATTCCTTATAAGAAATACGGTCGCGGTCACCCATAGCTTCTTCAATTGCTTCGGGACTTTGTTCTCCCCACCAGCGAAGGGTATCATCACTGATAGTGCGATTAAACACCTCAGTTTGTTCATCCATAGTTGGGCGAAGCTCAAGCTTCTCCATTACGCCGACGCCCCGTGGGTCAAAACGCACAGCACCAATTGTAAGTATTACTGTGGAAACGTCGGTACTGAGTGTTTCCATATCGATCATAATATGATTAGCCATTAGAACTCCAAAAATTATCTAGCTTTGTAACGTCTTTCACTATATCACCATTTAGGTAATTAAGCAAGAGCATTGGGCGACTTTCGGGTAAATAATTTGGCATACTAGAATGTAACAATCTACAGTTGTACAGCAGTACGCTGCCCTTAGGCATGTGTTGCTGTTCGTGAAAATCCCAAAAATATTTGTTGTATGCACCGTTGTAGCACAAATCGATATCCCAATCTGGCTCATGACTGTTCGGTACATAACCGGTCGCTCCCATTTCAGGGGCAGTGTCTTGTAATGCTATAATGCACTGCACACCTAACAATCGCTCATCGGTGTTCCATCGTTTGAATCTATGAGGAGTGTCAACGTGCGGATTTACTAGTTTAGTATCACCGTTAATTGTCACGATGTCACTAGCATAAAATACCGCATTCTCTAACTGTTCACTTATAATCGGTAGCAATATATCATTGACCGCAATTACTTCTGGCCAATCCATAACCATTTGACTCCACCAATAACTTATGTCCGGCAAGTCTTTAATTTTATCGCCTTCTGCATATACCTTGCCTGAGCTAGTTGCTCTAACAGGATACAGGGTATCTAACTTACTATTGATACTATCAATTAAATCGTCAGGGATAATGCTCTCAAGGAATAGATATCCCTCACCCTCAGTTAAATCATTCACATAACTTCCAATACATATATGTTTTTTCGTCAAGCACTATATATCCCGATACTTTGAACCACTCACCTAAGTATTTAGGGCCACCTAATCTTTTGCGGCACCATACTTCTAGTTCACTCGGGCCCATGCGTTCTGGACCAATAGGGATGCGAATGAAAGTCCTATCTTCCCAAACTCCATCTACTGCTATTTTCTTCTTGACCTTCTGAGTCTGCGGGACTACATCAACAATGTCTTCTACGGGTCTTAGCCCCATGTTAGTTTGAACCATATATAATCTCTTTCATATCTAAACTTGTATCTTAAACAATCAACGTCAAACTTCCATCTACAATGGCGTTCACATTTCCCTATGTTATCGTATATCCAGGTTAACATTTCAGTGTGGTCATCCACCGCTTGTCGAAATTGCCGTGCTGGAATAGTTACTTCATGCCAACCTGGCTTAGTGTGTTCCCATCCATTTTTTTCATCATAATAATTCATTGCCAGGTTAACTTAAACCACATATAATCTGCGTCTTCTTTGAATGCAAAGAACATAGTGTCGCCACCGCCGATGTTATTAATTTCGTAGACTTCGTAGTTTCCACGATGGTCCCAGAAGCCACGGTGCCAATCATTGCGCCATTTACCCTGACAGTTCTGTTCGCACCAGTCGACCATTTTTTCTATTTCAACATGATAGTTAACCCAAACCGCACCAGGACTATTATTACGAAGACCTTGCGGTTCTATTGGAAGTATATGAGGATAGCCATGGTAAAAGGTATGGGCCCATCTAGCTCTGAATCCAACGTCAGGATCATACTTGATTTCGTATTCACGCCAGGTCTTACAGCCATAGTTTTCTAAGAAGCGTTTCTCTTTGTAACCCTTCCATCGTTCTTTAAGTTGTTTAATCATGTCCATTTTAATAGAAACCATGCTAAATCTTCTTCTCGGTCAAATATGAGAGTATCACTGTATCCAGTTCTATCATACTCAACTCTCCCTCCCCATTTCTTTAATCCTGTTTTCACATCAGTATCATTGAGACTAAACAAAAAATTAAACCACCAATCTTGAGTCTGGTTGTTCTTATCGTTTATGCACAGAGTATACATCAGTTCCACCGTAATAAAAATGCTAGCCTATCTTGTTCATTTTTAAACTCTAATATCATCCCTGTTAGTGCCCAGCCCGGGGTACATTGATTAACCCAATCAGTTATCTCTTTTTCGGTCTCAACATAAAACTTATAGTCAACCACAATGACGAATGGTTTCATGTGCTGCGGAGAGGTTATAAATCTCATCGGTATCTCAACAGGAAGACAGTGTACTTACGTTCGTCTACAACTTGAAATGCTTTGTCGGACCAGTTAATCAATCGTAGACCGTACTCCGGTTCTGATATTTGGTTACAGTGTTCATTTGAAATGCCAATCTGCCGGTAATCGTAGGACTTATCAATCAATAGGTCAGTCCACGAGTCAAATAGTTTAGCATCCATATGAAAGTTCTTGTTCATAGGTACCCTAAAATAAAAGTCAGTGCTTCTTTCTTTTCATCAAAGATGAAGTCATAGTCCCAACGGCTTCTATAGAGTCCTTCACTATCCCAAGTATATCCTACATTAAACCGCCGCTTGATATGGTAACTCATGTTACGCTCTTTACACCAGTTAAATGAATCAGTAGTGTTAAGTACCCCGCGCACTCTCACGCAGTATTTCTGACCTCGACGGACCACTTTGTAAGTATCAGTAGCCTGCGGCATTCAACAGTTCCTTAACCTGTGTCACCATTTCAGTATTACGTCTAAACTTGATAGCCCACTGCTCTGGATTGATGTAATCTATAATCATCTTTTGCTGGCTTTCATCAAGTTCTTCTAGAAACTTGACACCGCTCTCGCTCTGATAAAGCATCCAGGGACTAATCTTGCCAGTAGTTACAGCATACGCTAATTTGTTTCTATTTGCATATCGTAGACAATCTTTAGTTTCGATACCTGAATCCTTAGAGATAGTCATCGTAGCTTCGATACTACGAGCGATAGCATCCAGCGGGTCTTCTGTCTTTAAATACTCAATAAGAAATTTAGTATAGTTAGTATCGCTGCACCAACTATCAATCTTTATCTGATTCTTCAACAACCAATCAGCATACCTAACTACATTGATACACTTGATATCAACGCAATAGTGACCGAACTTGACAAAGGCAATGTAGTATGCACTTTTCGTGAAGTCTACATATGTTCTAAGTTTTTTAGATGCAGTATTCTTTTTGTAGAATTCTACCCAAGCTTGAAATCCAATACGATTACCTGGCTGGTCTTTGTCTTGCCATCTGCGCTTGTTTTCACAAAGGTGTTTCATCATCGTAGTCTCTCGCTGGAAACTCCGTTTGCAAAACTCACAAGAAAACTCGGTTTTAGTTACCGAGCTTTCTTTCGTATTCTTCGATTTCTTTATCTGTAACAAGCTCACTTAATAACTCAATCTCATCAAATTTTAATTCGGGGAATCTATTAGCAAGATACATCTTTTTCTTGTGATTGTCAACAAAAACTTCGGATATGATGTTTAAGTCACTGTCACTTGATTTAGGATATACCTTTTTAAAGTAGTCTTTAATCTCCTTAGTCTTAGGAGACTCTTTTAACTTACTAACACGGTCACGGATGTGCGGAATCCATTGATGAAACTGTTTGCCAATACCCGGGCTTGCAGCACATAACATCAACCATTGTAGCTTAGGATGCTTCTGTACATTCTCATTGAACATATACTTGTTAGCATGATATTCAGTGCTTTGCAGATAATAAGATTGAATATCCTTACTACCTTTAACTGCACTAATCCAATGCAACATCATAAACGGCACAAACTTCTTTTGCTGTTCAGGAGTCAATCTATCATAATACGAATAGTCCTTGCGGTCAATAGCCGCGATTGCATCGAAAAGGTCAAACTCAACCTTCTCAAACTTTTCGTCTGCTGATAGTTTCTCTTTAGCCATTATGCTTTTAGTGCCTCAATCGCAATAGCGTGTTCAATAGCTTGACCAATGCTGTCACCGTTGTTAACAATAGTCAATGTCGGCCCATCACTATCTCGCATACGATCATTCTTGTAATGTTCAATCACGTACCCGCCTGATGCCGGATAGATCGTGAAGCGAATGCTGGTCTTGCCGCTAATACCGTCGTAAGGTCTTACCGAATCAGTAGCATATACTTCTGCTTTCTGTCCGCTTTCCCATGCTTCACGGGACCACTGTGCAAACTTTCTCTTAAACCAACCCATCTTCTTTTCCTTCTCTTTTTGTACCTTGCGATTTCTAGCAGAATCAAGCCTAAATACAGTTTGGCTGGGTAGAGTGCCTGCTATCGTTCTGTTGTACTTTGCCTGACCTAACGATAAGCTACCATTACCCGATGACATTAATAATCTTTCTCTACTAGGATAAGCTGGAATTCAGAACCTTTACCGTCAGTTGAACTGTCACCCAAATCATCAAGTGATTCTCCGGCATAAGTCAATCCAGTAACAAGTTCCCAACCGTCATAATCACCCGTAGTGATTACTAGCTTCTTAGGGTCAAAAGCTTCATCTTCGCATTCAAACGAGAGGAAGTGACCTTTCTCAATGCTTTGTCCAAGGAAGTAAACGTCCCCGTCTTCAAGAGTTTCCTGAGGAAAAATCTCTTCGGTCTGCTCTGTATCTGCACCCATATCAAAGAAAGCATCAGCAGTTAGTGCATCATAGATGACTGTATCGTTTTCATCTAATACACTAATATAACAATCTTCTAGTGAAGGACCAGTGTGGTGTGCAAGGTTATCGCATTCATGCCATTCACCGGGATGAAACGGACGGATATCTTCGTCAATTTCTACATCGTTTTCCTCAAAGAAATCATCATTCCAAGCATAGTCCTCAAAATCAATTTCATGTTCTTCAACAATGTCATAGAATTCACGCTTGACGGAGCCGATAACAACTTCGCCGCCGCGTCCACCGATTTCAATCTTATATTTCATTACTTGTTACCTTTCTTCTTTAAAATAGAAATTTCAACGTTTGGATAGAGAGTGCGAATTACACCCATAACGTCTGACTGCTTATGCTTCTTTTGAAAAGTCTTAATAATTGTTTCAGTAATCATGATTTCTTCCTTTGGTTGAGTTCGCTAAGAATATAAGCATAGAGTACATGACTCCCTGCCCAAAAAATACTAAGTATAAGACCGATAGTGAGTCCTACTATGACGATGGGCATAACAAGCCAAGCTAACACTACTACTAAAAATGCAATTAATTTGTTCATTGTTAAAATACTTGACTATAATCTACTACTTCACAGTTCCTACTAATCTCCTTGACAAAATAGATACAACGCGGTTGCTCCCCTTCGTCAATCGGTACACACAAAAACTGACCATTTCTGAGTCGAGGTGCATACCAAGTAACATCAGGGTAGATATCTACGATTTCAATAGGAAGAAATGAGGGGGAGAATGAAGTCCGAGGGTTAAACTGAAAAGCGTTAAATCCTCTATCGTTCAGACTAGATAGTGGTAAAGTTTCTAAGTCACCATGTTCTTGCTCTCCAATCAATATCTGCCAATCGATTGGCATCTTAATAACCTTATCAGCGACCTTAATCACT